TGCCGAAGCCACTAACTTCACGTCGCTAAATGCATGGTCGCCCGCTAGTTACAGCGGCCTAAACGTTTTTTGGGCAGGTAACCACAGCACCGCAACCGCATACGACGGTATCGAATTTTTAGTATCTGCTGGCACAATGACCGGCGCATACACAATCTACGGCTACTCAAAGACGGTATGACCATGACCAAAATCAACGACAACGGCATTGATCGCGACATGACCCCAGACGAAAAAGCAAACTACGACGCATGGGTTAAGGTTGCCCAACAAGAACAGGCAGCCGCCGCCGCCGCAAAAGACGCCAAAGCCGCGGCGTTGGTATCGGCCCGCACCAAATTGGCGGCGTTGGGTTTGTCTGATGACGAAATTGCTGCACTGCTGGGTTAGCGCAATGCTGTTGCTGGCTGGTTGCGAAACTACGCGCGTCAACAATGATAAAGGCATTACACGGCCCACGTACTGTTACCCCGTTGACAGGTGCTAACCATGCCGTTTCGTCGAGAACGTTACACGTCAGATGAGCTGCACGCCCGGCTGATCGTGACGGTTGGCGTCATTCTGGCGGTTGTGTTCAGCGTCATGGTCATAGGCATTGTCATGGGTTTGCTGTTCATTTCGCAACCTATGGAACAATCACCAAATGACGCTGCGTTTATTGACCTTATGAGCACAATCGTGGTGTTCATGACCGGCACATTGTCGGGCCTTGTTGCAGCAAACAACATAAAAAACAAGCAAGAGCCACCCAAACCGTAATGCCAAAACCGTATCTGGCCGCTGATCTGTCGGTGGTTGACGCACCGCTAGGCGGCACCGAAAAATGGGCACAGCTGGCCAACAAATACAGCGGCGGCGTGCTGTGGAACAACGGCACCTACGTCAAACGCGACATACGCGGCAAACCCGGGCAGGTCAGCAACCACGCCAAAGGCATAGCAATGGATTTGAGTTACCGCTACATGCCAGCCGCCAAAAAAGGCGTGTCAGATGGGCGCGCCAAATCCGTAGAATTCATGCGCAAATGCCTAGAGCACTACGAGCAGCTAGGCATAATGCTGGTTATTGACTATTGGCCTGAGCCTTACGGCAGATCGTGGCGCTGTGACCGCGCGGGCATAGGCGTAGTCACCGTCGACCACCGCGAGGCATGGCAAAAACCCGCCAAACACGCGTTTACAGGCGCACCCGGCGGCGATTGGTGGCACATTGAGATAGCAGGCCCAATGGCCGTAAGCCCAGACAAGGTTTCAGCGGCATTTACAGCCGTTTTCGGGGTATCCACCACCACCGCATAGCGTTTGGTTAGGTTGCCATTACCGACAGAAACGGGGGATTTATGGCGTATTTCGTAAACAAGGCTGTTTTGGCCGCATTTGGGGTGTGGGGGCTGTTTGCGGTCAGCGGCGCAAACGTCAATTGGTGGCAAATCGACCCGCCACAGCAGACCGCACAGCAGGTGAGGGCTGACGCGGCACCGGCACCGCAAACCCCACGGCTGCCGGTTGCCCAGCCCACACCCATGACCACAACCACGATCACCACCATTGCCAACTGTGGTGACGTGCACGCGTTGGCCGTGTCACTAGGTTGGCCGCCAGACGAGCTACAAACGCTTATGAGCGTGGTTAAGGCCGAAAGTGAATGTTACCCGTGGGCACACAATTTGAGTGACCCTAACGGCGGTAGCTACGGGCTTTTGCAGATAAACGGCTTTTGGTGCCTACCTAGCCGCTATTACCCCATGGGCTACCTGCAAGAGCTGGGCCTTTTGTCGACGTGTGACGATCTGTTTAACGCCACCGTCAACCTACGGGCCGGGCTGGCGGTGCTCGCACAATCTGGGTGGCACGCATGGGCTACCTTTGACGGGTGACAGAACAGCCCTACACACAACCGGGCATGACAGAGGAGACAAAAAAACAAATCATGGCTGACATAGACAGACAAATTGCGCACGAGCGAAACGGCGCGCTGAGCGCACACCACCGCGCGCTCATGGCAATCATTGACGAAATCATTGAGGGCAGAAAAACCGTTACCGAAACGTGGTTGGTGCGGCAGCTCAAAAACATGCGCACCGACATGGTGCTCAGCGGGCGTGACCACGAGGTCGACGTACTGACACAGGCCATTACGCAGCTAGGCGGCAAACTGTGACACCGCAACCGCAACTATTTGAGCCGGTGATCAGCTTGTCGGGCTACCGCGAGGTGATAGCGCCCACGCCTATGGTGCGCAAACAAGACCCCGACACGTCACACAAAGCGGCAAAGAGCGCACGCCCGCGCACAGGGTCACAGCAATGGCAATTATTGGCGGCCTACGGTCAGCACGTTGATTTGACGGCAGACGAAGCGGGCGTAGTCACAGGGTTAGCCGATAAACCGGGGTGCTGTTATTGGCACCGCGTAAGCGATCTACTAAAACACGGCTACATAGAGCCAACGGGCGAGCAGCGCACCGCACGCTCAGGGGAATTGCAGCGCGTCAACCGCATAACTGAGAGCGGGCGCGCAAGGCTGGCAGCACGTGGCATTTGATTTAAGCAATTATGAGCCGGTGGCGGCGCGCCTAGACCGCTGGCTATCCACGGGTGAGGGTAGCAAACGGGTGTTGACCCATTTGGTGCACTACACAGACCAGCGTTGTGTGTTTAGGGCTGAGCTGTGGGTCAATGACCAGCTCATTGCTACGGGTTGGGCTGAGGAGACACGCGGCGACGGCTACGTCAACGAGACAAGCCATTTTGAGAATTGCGAAACGAGCGCCGTAGGCCGGGCGCTTGCCAACGCAGGGCTGGCTGGGGCAGATCACACCAAACGCCCGTCGCGCGAGGAAATGGGCAAGGTCAACCGCGCACGCACCGGCAGCGTCGACCCGTTCCCAAACGTGGTGAGCATGTCGGGCAAGGCCACACAAAAACAGCGTGACTACATAAGCACGCTGTTGGGCCGCAAATTTGCTGACCCGGCAGACCAAGCAAGATTTATCGCACAGGTGCTAAACGAACCGTTGAGCGTTGTTGATCTGAACCCGTCGCAGGCGTCACGTTTGATTAAGGCTTTGGTTGACAAGTGAAACGCCGGTGGTTGTGGACTATGGCAACGTTGTTGGTGCTGTTGGCTATTGTGTGGGCAAGCTAATGACAGAGCACAGCCCGGCGCCACTTGATGAGCTGCAAGACACGCTTGCCGCAATTGCGCGCGCACTTGACTTGTTAGAGCGTTTGCAAGGTGCGCCGCACGCAACAAACATACATTTGGAAAAGCCGCGCGAAAAAATGCGTTGGGCCGTCAAACGTTTGACTAAACGCGCATGGGTGTTAACTACGCAAATACAAGCAAACGAATAACACAATTGACGTAGGGCCGTCTCACGGCTACGCCCGCCACGTGTCTAGGCGGTGTGGGTGCAAATCCCGGTGGCCTAACCCGCCATACTTAGCCCGTCAGACAGGCGTGCAAAGACCCTGCACGCAAACACGGGCTAGGGCTAGTGCGAGCTGAGCGACAATCAGCCGGTATGTGGGTGCCGGGGGCAGTCTCACACAGTCGACCCACAACACGACACAAACACACACAACAAACACCGCCAACTAACCTAAACACGTAACATGACCCGACACGCAGCAGACAGGGCAAGGCGAGCTTGCGAGCCGCGCCAGCACAACGAGCGCCGCACGGCGCGAGGCGTGAGGCAGTAAATGGCAAGCCCGTACTCAGACCCAACCTACAAACGCAACCGCGCAACGTTGCTGGCAAATAAACCACAATGCGCTTACTGCCCTAACCCAGCCACCACAGCAGACCACATAATTGAGATTGACCGCGGCGGCGATCACAGCCTTGACAATCTCAGACCCGCCTGCCACAAATGCAACAGCGCCAAGGGCACCCGATACATAAACACAAAACGCCAAACAATCATGCACAATCGACGCGAACACCTACGCGACATAGGCAGACCCCTACAAACAGAAACACAAAACAAAAACAAAAACACAAATAAGATTTTTTTAGAGCAAAAGCAAATGACCCCGACCCCAATCTTTCGTATATATTTTGACCCTGATCAGCCTGAACCGGCGGTGACCGGCCACGATCAGCCCAGATTGGAAACGCCTACGGCTGACGCGGCGGGTTCGTTGGCTGACGGTCTGGGGGGCTGGGCGAAAGAGGTGTTGGGCTATGACCTTATGCCGTGGCAATGGCACACGTTGAGCCGCCAGCTGGCGGTTAACGGCAACGGCGATTTGTTACACCGTTACGCGTTTACGTCGACGGCACGGCAAAACGGCAAGACGGTGGCGTTGGAGTTTTTGGTTGCGTTTTGGTTGGTGCATATGCCCCAGATACGCGGCGAAAAACAGCTTGTGCTATCTACAGCGCACCGGCTTGATTTGGCCGTCATGTTGTTTGACGAACTTGCACCAAAATTAAAAAAAACGTACGGCGCGGTTTACAAACGGTCTTACGGGCGCAACAAATTGACCATGCCAGACGGGTCTACGTGGATTGTGCGCGCGGCCAACAATACGGTTGGCCACGGCATGAGCCCAAACTTAATTGTGGTTGACGAAATTTGGGATATTGGCACCGAGGTCATAGACGGCGGCCTTATCCCTAGCCAACGAGCCAAACGCAATCCGTTGTTGAGCATGTGGTCGACGGCTGGCACAGAGCGCTCTACCGCCATGCTCAAATGGCGTGAGCAAGGGCTGAAAGCCATTGATGACGGCAAGGCAAGCTCGTTGTATTTTGCTGAGTGGTCACCGCCGCCAGACCTAGACCCAATGACGCCAGAGGCGTGGCCGTGGGGCAACCCGGCGTTGGGGCACACATTGACCCTAGACACCATGCTTGCTGAAAGCCGCAACCCTGACCGCGCACAATTCTTGCGGGCGTCAGTCAACGTCTGGGTTGCGTCAGATCAGGCATGGCTACAGCCGGGCGTTTGGGCCGCGCTACAAACAAACGAGCCGCTACCCGCCGGTGGCGTGATGGCAATAGAAAACAGCTTTGACGAAAGCCGCTACTTTGGGTTGCGTGCCGTAGCCCTGCCTGACGGGCGCACGGCGTTGACCGTTGCGTTTGTGGCGTCGACCTACGCCGAAATGGTGCAGCACGCCACCGCGCACGCCGTTACGCCCGGCGCCACGTTTGCAATAACGCCGTCAATAGACCTGCATTGGCCAACCATGTTGGCGCACCGCAAAACCGTGGTTGGATACGGCGAACTACTGAAATGGACAGACCCCGTAAGGCAATCCATTAGGCAAGGCCGCGTTGCCCACACCGGCGAAACCATGCTTGCTGAACACATGCAGCGCGCCGTAGCAATCAGATCACAAAACAGCATTGCGTTAAGTAGTCAACGCTCGCCCGGCCCTATCGAATTGGCGCGCTGTGCGGTGTGGGCGTGCGCGCTTGCCAGCAAACCCAAGGCGTCAGGCAAACCCATTTTGGTGGTGGCAAGCTAACTAGCATTGCCGTTGGTGGCACCGTGGTAACTAGCCCTTTCTGTCGGGTAAGCCAGCCGCGGTGCCACTACATGCCGCCACCGATACGCCATAATTGACGCATGGCCGTTTTTAACCGCACACGCAAGGCAGCAATCAGCCCCGCGCCAAAAACGCAGGCGGCGGTGGGCGGCTACACAACCAACACCGCCGGGCTAGGTGCGCAAATGATCGGGCAGTATTACACCTACCAAGAGGGTGACGCGCGAAACAAGGCGGTCAGCGTGCCAACCATTAACCGTGCGCGCGACCTTATGGCCAGCGTGATTGGGTGTATGCCGTTGCGCATGTATAACGAAATGTGGAACGGTGACGAAATGGAAAAAATGCCGCTGGCGCCACGCAGCTGGTTGCGTCGACCAGACCCAACCGTGCCGTACCAATTTTTGATGAGCTGGACATTTGACGATCTACTTTTTTTCGGGCGCGCGTTTTGGTACATAACGAGCCGCACCGCTGACGGCTACCCCGCAACGTTTACACGTCTGCCAGCCGGGTCAATCACCACGCAAGACATGGTTGGGCCCGTGTGGTTTGCACCGTCTAAGCAAGTGTTTTTTAACGGCGGGCAACTAGACCCCGCAAACCTTGTGCAGTTTCTCAGCCCGTCACAGGGTTTGATTTATGCCGCGCCGGGCGCAATAGAAACCGCGTTACGTTTGGAGGCCGCGCGTCACCGCAACGCAACCAGCGCAATACCGGCGGGCATACTCAAACAAAAGAGCGGCGAACCGTTGAGCGCGCAAGAGCTTGGCGATCTGGCGGCGGCGTTTAACGCGGCGCGCGCAACTAACCAAACCGCGGCGCTCAACGAGCATTTGGATTACCAAGAAACGTTGACTAGCCCGGACAAAATGCTTTTGATTGAGAGCAGTCAATACCAAGCGTTAGAGGCCGCGCGGTTGGCCAACGTGCCGCCGTACCTTGTCGGCGTGTCGACGGGCGCCTACTCATACCAAAGTGCACAGCAGGCGCGCGCCGATCTTTACATTTTTGGCGTCAAGCTTTATGCTGACGCAATTGCGCAGACGTTGAGCATGGATACCGTGCTGCCGCGCGGCACTTATGTAGAGTTTGACGCAGACGAATACTTGGCAGAAAATTACGCCGCTGACCGTGCAGACGAGCCAGCGGAAAATACGCAAGAAGCAATAGCAGAGAGGTAGACCATGCTCAAATTGATTGCCAGCCACGTAAGTGTTGACGCCGCACGCGACGGCGAACCGCGCCGCACGATCAGCGGCGTGGCCGTACCGTACAACACGTTTGCCGTGGTCAACGACAACACAGAGGTCATGTTCATGCCGGGCAGCCTGCCGGTTGACGGCAAGGCGCCGCGGCTGTTCATGTACCATGACGCAACCCAACCCGTAGGCGTCGTGACAGAGCGCGTCG